TAGGAGAACCTTTTGAGATAATTCTGAATAGTGTCGTTGGCCAACAGGAGTTCAGAGGGATAAAAGAAGTGGTTGGTAGTTGTGTCGGAAATCGAAAAATTGGCAATTAAATACTGTCGGGTAAGCATCGATTCCGGGGTACATTTGGGATAGGGATCGCCGATAGGAAGTGGTTGTTTACATTCTTCATGGTATGTTTCTTCCATTACGACTATGTCTGTGAGACCGGTTGTCTCTTCTGTTGTTGGGTTTGGAGTAAATTCGCTAGACATGTTTACGCTATGGGCACAACACAATTGTCTTGATGTGTGTGCCAGCAAATCATGGTTCCCCTATCGGAGCCAGAGTATTTTTAAGCTTTCGTGCCGGTGTGATAGGCATTATACCTGCGCACGAAAGTTTTTAGCCCATTACTAGGCTAGGTTTTTGGTCTTTTTCCGTTAGACCAAACGTAGCGGACGAGTGTGACACTGTAAATCAAGGCGTCCAATCCTTGATCTTAGCAAATTCGCTGTTATAAGGGCTGCGGGGCCACAGGCTAGTTTAATGTCCGGCTACAGACACAGGGAAATCAAGCTACTGGTTTCAAGCCCACGAATTGGTCGCAATGACCATCGTAGTCAGACTTGTACCAATTGCCTACAACATCTTTTCGCATTTCGGTATAGGTAGGTATTCTGGGAGCTGGGTTGCGTGGGTCTTTGTGGGTTTTCTCAACTTTACACTTCAAATCATTGTAATAGTTGTGGCCCCAAAAGACGGCTTCTCTCATTGCTTGGTCTATACGTATCGCGTCGACTTCAGAAGGTGACATTCCGGGTACTTTGACGGAATAGATGATTAAATCGTGAATCGATTCTCTCCTCAGTCTTCCAACGGTAAGTTGCATATGTCTGTGGATTGTTCGGCCTAAGAAGGTGAGATTGTTTATGTCTGCAAACATAGGAACCTCTCCATTCTTATTTGATGCGGGGGTGTACTTTATACCTAAGAAGTTCTTACAGAAATCTGAAATTACGATCATGTTGTATCTAGGGGCAACTATGTCACTAACAGAGCCCAGCGAATCATCGCCAAGGCCGCGTAGTGCTACGTGTTCTTCGAACACATATTCGTCCGAAAACACCTGTTCGAAACAAGCCTTATGAATGTACCACACTGTAAAAGTATTGTATATAGTTGTAAGGTAATGTCCTGACGAGTGACCTCGAAAAGCAAAGTAAATTTTCCGGTATCTCGCAAAGTAGTAACCATTGAGACCTGCAAGTCCATTTTTAAGAACCTGCGTTTCGTGTTCTGTCAGTATGTAGTACGATGCAACGTGAGCAGTAAAGCTTAGCCTCATAGCATCGTTGGTGGTAGCTTCTTGCTTGGACAAGTCGCCTTCCAGAGCATTGGGGTGTTTGAGCGCCGAAGTGACGACATCGTGCCACTCGTGAGAGAAGGGGTTAATGCCTGTGACGGGGGAAACCACTGCTGGGTGCTTCGTAACAGCCTCAACATATCTACCTGTCAACATCCTAAGAAAGATGTTGTAGGCAAAGTCATGGCCGTTTATAAGGCGGCACATCTCAGCATCGACTTTCTCAGATTCGAGGAGTTCATCTTTGGCGAATTGCGCAGCAAGGGGGTAAACAGGTTTCTTGGCAGCTTGCTCCATGTACAGTTCTACGCGAGCTTTAAGTTCGGGGTCGAAGGTCTTAGACAAAAAGTTAACGAGTTTGCGTTTGGTTTTGTGGCACAAGAAATGGCCTACAAATTTGCTCGAAGAGGCCATAGATTGCAATCCTATGGACTGGTCTCCAAAAAGCGCTTGTTCAAAAGTAAGAAATCCTGTAAAGCGTTCTTTTATTGGGGCAAAAGAGCGCGTCCAGCTTGGGTTCATGCTCATCTCTAAGTCGAAAGCCTTTGTAGGTCCAAAATTGAAGGTGGCGGCTAATCTATTCTTCTGAGCTTGTTCAGTAAGTGGGGCTGGGTACTTCTTCTCTAAAACCATCGAAGCAAATTCAGGGTTCCTCACGAAGTATGCGGAATTTGGCGGACTCCCGAAACTCTTAATTTCTTCGGCGATTCCGACAAAACGGGCTCCGGGGATGTGGTCGGCCATACAATCTATGTTCTGCACTTGAGGCATCCCTGGGGGGAAGCTTTCAAATGTTGGCTTCTTAATGTTGTCCGAGGTATAGATAGGTACCACAAAAGCGTCATTGCCACTTCTGGCTCCGTGTAGGCCAACAAGAGGTTTATCGCAATCGGTTATACTTATGTAGGGGAAACCACAGTCTCCCGCTTCACCTTTAGCTCCGTAAACTAGGTAAAACGAGA